GACAGCGACGCAGTCGGCAAGTCGATCGCCGATGACGCCCGCCTGCAGACCACGGACACCATTTATCAGGTCATCGTGCCGGGCTATGGGACGTTCGAGGGCGCGTTCTTCATCTCCGATTTCCAATGGAACGGCGACATGGAAGATCCGCTCGCCTTCTCAGCAACCTGGGTGCCGCTGTCGGGTGATGCCCTCGAATTCACCCCGGCCGCCTAATGTCGCTGGCCTATAACGCAGAGCGGGGCGAAGTCCCGCTCACCGTCGGAGGCGTCGATCTCGTTATCGCCGCTGAGATGGGCCGGCTCGCATCGCTGTCCGGCCGGCTCAATTGCCAGAGCTTCATGGAGCTCTACCTGAAGCTGGCTGGCGTGGAGATCGGCGCCACGGTTGCGGCCGTCGAAATCCTCGCTGTGAAGGGCGATGCCACGAAGGCTATTGCGGCAATGTCGATTGCTGACCTGCCGGCATGCAAGGATGCGTTCCTGGCGGCAATGCTCCATCACGCGGACAAGCCCTCGGGAAACGCGCAAACCGCCAAGGAAGCGACGACCTGACCATTCCTTGGCGGGATTGGCTCGGCTTTGCAGTTGTACGCCTTCAGTGGCGTCCGGCTGACTTCTGGTCGGCAACGATGACGGAATTTATGTCAGCGATGGATTTTTGGGCCGTTGTCAACGGTCTGAAAAAGATCAGCAGCGCTCCGACGCGCGCACGGCTTGAAGAGTTGAAGCAGAAGTATGGCTGATCTCGAACAACTCGTCCTCTCCATCTCCGCCGATACCCGGCAGATGCAGCGTGCATTGCAGCGTCTGACGACAGATACGCAGCAGACGGCCGACAGCGTCGACAAGGCCTTTGGATCTGCGACGCCGAAGATCGACAATGTTGCGAAATCGCTCGGCAGGACCAGGTTTGAAACCGCAAACCTCGCTGCGCAGTTTCAGGATATCGCTGTCCAGCTGCAGGGTGGCCAGTCGCCATTCACCGTAGCGTTGCAACAAGGTACGCAGATCAGTCATGTGATCGGCCAGCAGGGCGCGGCGGGTGCGGTCGGCTTGCTTGGGGGCGCCTTTACGTCGTTGCTTAGCCCGGTGGCCTTGGGCACGATTGCCATCATCGCGCTCGGCGGTGCCGCCGTACAGTATGCAGCCAAGGCGATCGGCGCCGTCAGCGATCTCGACGACAAGCTGAAAGCTCACAGCGATCTGATCAAGTCACTCAAGGAAGCTTATGGCGAGGCCGGCAAAGGCATCGACACGGCCGTTAAGGAAAGCATCTCGGTTCTCAAGTCTCTACTCGGGCTGAGCACTGCTGACCTGCAGAAGCAATTTAAGGGCCTCACGCAGTCCGCCGTAGCGTCAATGTCTTCGTTCGAAAACCTGGGCGATGCTGCCGGCATCACCATTGAAACAACGGCCAAGAAATTCCAGGCCTTCAAGGGGCCGATCGACGATCTGCGCGAGGGCCTCAAAAACGGAACCCCGGACGTCAAGGCATTTCGTGAGGCTGTCGCTCAGATCGAGCAGTCCACATCCGACGAGAAAATCAAAAAGCTGGCCCAGCAGCTGTTGGAATCGACGGACAGCGCCTCTAAAGCCGAGGCCGCGATCAATGGCACATCGAAGGCGATGCGTAATTTTAGCGCGGAGTCTTTGGCGGCCGCGGAGCAGGGCGAGAAGTTCGCCGATGCTCTGAAGAAGCTCGGAACAACGGTTTCGCCTGATCTGTCGGATCGCCAGAAGATCATGGAGAACTATAGCAAGGCTCTTGAGCAGGCGGGCGCCACGGAAGAACGGCGCGCAGCGGCGCGCACGCGGGACGATCAGCTCGCAATTCTGTCTGCCAATGAGAGGAAGAAGGCATCCGAGGATGCAGCGAAAGAAGCGGAATCGGCTCAGAAGCGGTTTGACAGCGCGCTCGATTCAACAGGGCGCCGCACAGCTTCGATAACCGGTGCCACGACTGCGGTTGGGCTTGGCGCCGGCGCGCTCGCCCAGCTGGAGACGCAAGCAAGGTTGACCGAGACCGCGCAGCAGACCCTCGGCAAGGTAACGGACGAAACGGCGGCGAAAATCAGGGCGCAGGCTGAAGCCGCCGGCAAGGCAGCTGACGCGCTGGCCAAGGCCAAGGTCGCCTCACAAATTGATTTCGCCGGCAAAACTGCGTTCCTTTCGGACCAGGATGTCAAGGTCGCTCAGCAACTCTCGTCGATCTACGGAAACGACGTTACGGCGGCGCTGAATTCGACGTATGCCGCGGCGATCATCCTGAACGATGCGCTTCGAGCTGGGGCCTCGTCGCTGGGCAACAATCTCACCAGCGGGCTCACGGATATTGTTTCCGGTGCAAAGTCCGCCAAGGACGGCGTCAAGGATATGGCGGCGTCGATCATCCGAGACATCGAGCAAATCATCATCAAGCTGACGGTCGTCGGCCCGTTGATGCGAGCGATCCAGACGGGTTTCAGCGCTCTAGGCATCGGGGGGCTTAGCCTTGGCGGGGGGACCGGTTTTTCGTTGACCGGCACCGGCGGTCTGTACGCTGATGGCGGCTACACCGGTCCCGGCGGCAAATACACTCCCAAAGGCGTCGTGCATGCCGGCGAGGTCGTTTTCTCGCAGCGTGACGTGGCGCGGGCTGGCGGGGTTAGCGCCGTGGAGGGTATGCGCCTTCGAGGCTATTCAGACGGCGGCGCCGTGGCCATGCCGTCGCTGCCGCGCGTCCCCAAGGCCGGCGGTGGACCGGCGGCGCCCAGCGTCCAGATCTTCAACCAGACGAGCCAGCCAGCGACGGCGACGGCCTCAACCGGGCAGAACGGCGATGTTCAAATCACGCTCCGGGACATGGTGCGCGGCGTCATCGACAACGATCTGGCGAGTGGCACCGGGGTGGCGCGGTCGCTGAAGTCGTTCTCGGCGGCTTCTAATTTCAAGGGTGGATGATGGCGCTACCAACCTGGCCAGCCGGCGTGCCGATCATTCCGCGGCTCGAAGAATTCCAGCCCATGGAGAGGCTGCTTCCGCCAATCGCGACAGATATGGAGGGTGGCAATACGCGTCTGCGGTCTCGACCAGGCGATAACGTGGGAAAGCTGCCACTGCGTGTCCGGATGACCTTCAGTCAGTTCGACACCTTCACGAACTGGTGGAAAACGACGCTCAATAACGCGACAGCACGGTTCACGGCTCACGTATTTCTCGGCTCGGTTTGCGCAAACAAGGTGTGCCAATTCACGCGTGACGGCATCCCTCAGGATCAGTTCATCGATAGCAATACGATCGATGTAACCATGACGCTGCGGGTCTATGACGTCTGATGCCGACGCACCACGAAGCTCTGCTCGAGGCGTATGCATCCTGTCCGCCGAGCTCGCGGGTGTATTTTACCCTGGAAATCTGGCAGTCGAGTTTCGATGTCCCGGCACGGGTTGTCGCGAACGTCGGGGAGGACATGGATTTTGGAATCGAGGCCGGTGCGCCTTTCAACGCCGGCGAGACGGTAACCTTCTTGGCCTGTCCGTTTTCAGCAGAGTATCCGGAGCAGAGGGAAGGGCAGCCGCCGTCGACCAAGATTAAGATCGACAACGTCAACCGCGAGCTGGTGCCGAAAATCCGCGCGGCTCTCGGCACGCGGCAATACATCCAGATCCTCTATCGCGAGTATCTCGGCAGCGATCTGAGCGAGCCGGCGTATGGACCGATCGAGTTTCTGCTGTCGAATGTCGTGATGACCGGCGCGTCGCTAACCGGGACCGCCATGGTGAAGAATCTGCAGAATAAGCGCTTCCCGCGGCTCGATAAGAACTACAGCTACACGCAGTTTCCGAGCTTGCTGCCTTGACCCGCTCAGAGTTCCTCGCGCCGCTCATCGGCCAGCCGTGGGCATGGCAAACGCGCAACTGCTGGGACTTCGCGTGCCACGTCGAGCGCGAACTGTTCGGCCGCGCGCTGCCATGCATCACGGTCCCTGACGACCCGAAATGGAAATGGATGGTCGCCGAGATCGGCCGACATCCAGAGCGAGACAATTGGACCGCCACGCCTGAAGGTCCTCACGGTCTCGTCCAGGCGGCCGACGGTGCGCTCTGCCTCATGGGGCGCTTCAGTGGTCCCGGACACGTCGGCGTGTGGCTGGCGGACCTCCGCAAGGTCATCCACTGCGATCGCAAGCTTGGTGTCTGCCTGGAAGATGATCTCGCCCTGAAACAACAGGGCTGGGTCAAGCGAACGTACTTCGAGCCGAAATAGATTTCATGCACGCACCCCTTCAGAAGCTGCCGGTTTTGCCGTCGCCGCAGCGCTCCCGCTCACGTCGGGAACGCCGGAGCGATGCCGCGCGCAAACCCGTCCTGCTCGTTGTCATGCCCGGGCAGGAAGTTGCACGCGCGGAGATCAAGCCTCGAGAGACGATCTCGGCATTCCTGCGCCGTGTCGGGTGGGCATCGCGAGATCGCAAGCACGGGTGGCAGTTCCGGAAAGGACTCCCGACCGTTCTTGAGGTCAACGGCGAGCGAGTGGTGCGCCGTCTCTGGACGACCACGCGCATCGCCGCAAACGACAATGTCCGGTTCGTCTCGTATCCGTTGGGCGGGCAGGGCAGTAGCGCCAAGCAGGTTATTGGCCTAGTTGCCCTCGTCGCCGTTTCCGCATTTGCGCTTTGGGCGGGGCCGGCATTCGCAACAGCAATAGGGTATGGCGGATCTGCAGTAGTTGGCGGTCTAGCCACGGCGGCGATCGGCATCGGCGGCTCGCTGCTCATCAATGCGCTGACGGCGCCCAAAGCCGGAGCGACGAATGCTCCGGATGCAACGCAGGATCAGATCTACAGCGTCTCAGCGCAGGGCAACGCGGCGAAGCTTGGCGAGCCGCTGCCTATCTGGCATGGTCGCCTGAAGCGCTATCCCGATTTCGCCGCCACGCCCTGGGGCGAGTTTGTTGGCAATGATCAATATCTGAACGTTCTGCTGTCGGTCAGCATGGGCTCGATGGACTACGAGACCGTGTTCGTATCCGACACGCCGATGTGGACCGCTGCCGACGGCGTATTACCGTCCTTCTCGACGGCGCAGATCGAGTTCTATGAGCCCGGCGCGCCCGTGACACTTTTCCCGGTAAGCGTAGTCTCGTCGGATGAGGTGAGCGGCCAGCAGCTGCCGGATGGCTCCGGAACGTTCGGTGGCCAGTACGAGGCGCCAAGCGCCCAGACGCCGGGCGCTTGGATTGGCGGTTTCATCGTCAACGCAGCCGGCACATTGGTTCAGTCGATCGCAATCGATTACGTCCTTCCCGGTGGCTGCTTTACGGTCAACACGGACAGCGACGATCCGAACCGGAACAACATTGGCTCCGCCATCGTCGGCATCGGCGCGGAAATCTGCCCGGTCAACGACGCCGGCGCCCCGATCGGCTCATATGCCACGCTGTTTCAGGTGCAGCGTTCCTATGCGAGCACGGCGCCGATCCGCGACACCATCAAGGTCGACGTCGGCGAGGG